CGGTGTCGATCTCAGATACCGCTTCATTCAGGTCGTCAGCGACTGTTTGAATCTCGGCCAGCTTGTCCTGAACATCCTGAATGTCCGAGGAAATGTTGGCAGCGGCAGTCACATCTGCGGCAATTCCTGCAACCGTAGTGACATTAGCGTTAATACCTGCAACGGTATTGATGTTGCTGGAGTTCCCTGCAACCGAAGTAACATTGGCTGAAATGCCTGCTACTGTGGTGACATTGCCAGAGATACCCGCAACAGTGGTTACATTCCCAGCAATACCAGCTACGGTCTGAATCGCATCCGTTGCGTCCGTACCATCTTCGATGTCTGCCAGCGTAGCAATGTCGGCAGTAATCGCAGCCAGAGTAGATACATCTGCAATGGTCGGCCCTGCCTCAGGATCGCCAGTCGTAGCGTTAAAACCCAGCACCGTACCAGCGCGGTCGGCTTTAACAGGCAGCGTGAGGTCGGTATAGGTGTCATATTCAGCAATACGAAGAAACAGATCATGGCCTGTTTCTTCTTGTTGTAGCTGGGCAGTTAACGCATCCAACTCAGTATTTAGCTGAGTAATATTAAACGGCCCATTGGTCGGGAAATCAGTAATACGCTTAATAGGTACATCGCGCAGTACAGTTACAGTGGTGTTTGTTACGCCGGTATTTAGCACAACCGTGCCGCCAGAAAACCCTTCATCTACCGTAGTACCAGTAATGGTGTAGTCAGTTGACAGGGTTTTCAGCGTAGAACCGACATAAACCTTAATATCGCTGTCGGCAAAGTAAGCAAACGGAATCGTAAAGTTAGTGGTTGAAGTACCACCAACCGTGTACTGAACTCGCGGTGCTGTATCTGGTATGGTCACATGAGCCATTTGTTAATCCTCAAGCGTTTCAGCAAGCCCACGCTGCTGCCTTGTTACAATATCATCCCACCACACAACATTATTGAGTGGCAGCGCATACCTATAGGCTCTCGCCTGCTCTGACGCTGTAGCATCAGGGTCGCTTACAGCATATAAAAGCTGTAAGAATTGCGATGGAGCCGCGCCAGCAACCGCGCCAGTCCTCGATGCCCAGTTAGTATCCTTAATTAGTGGATTAAATCCAAGCATCGGACGCAAACCAAATTGGTTTCCAGACGCAATTTCTAGTGCGCTGTTAATGTCCGAAAAAATGCCCAGCACCCCAGAAGTTTCTACGGAGCGGAACATTATCTCGCTCATATCTAGGTCAATATAATCAGGGCGGCGAGCCGAATCTACGATTGCAGCCAGTGCCACCATGCTCAACGCACCCAAAAGGGCAGACCGATCACGAGCCTGCAAGCCGCTCATTAACACTCGCTGAGTTGCCGCTAAACCAAATGAGCGATACTGCATCATGGTTTTGCCAACAGCCCCAGACATAAAGTTGAACTTGTCCGCAGCACCCGGCGTAATTACGGCCACATTAACTTCGCTGGCTAGAATTGCCCGGAATCTGTTAACAGCCTCTCGATCTGTCCAGCCTTCGGTATTGGCTAAAAATAAGCTGTCGCCTTTCTGAGAGCCTGCTTCTGTCCACTGACGAGCAAACCGCTTGGCCCAAGACTCGCTGATTCCAGCCGCAGCCAGCTTTTCAATTCTGTCCTGAGGCAGCTTGCCAGCCGCCCAAGCTACAGAATCCTCGATCATGCGGGACTGAATCATCGACCCAGAAAACCGCTTCATGGTATCTGTCCACAGCGACAGGCCATTCAAGAAAAAGAACGGTCCAGTCTGTTGCTGCGCCCATCTTTCTACGGCAGTCATGTTGTGGTAGCCACCACCGATGTCATAAATCTGCTGGATTCGAGCAGCAAACACGGTATCCAAAGCCTCGCCAGCCATTTCTACTTCTTTGCCAGCAATGTACCAATCGCTCTTTGGACCTTTTTCTAAACGGTCAGTAATGTTTTTAAGCAAGCCACCAAATGAGCGAGTAAATCCTTCGCTCATTACAACCTTGCCTGCATCGACCGTAGCAATCTGAGCAGCACCACCCATAAAAGACAAAGTGTTCCATGTGCGGCCAAACGCCAGTGCGCGCTCATGCAGAGCATCAGGATTCTCAGGAATGCCATATACGCCAAGAACCTTGTCACGCAGGGTTTCGGCAGCCTCGATCATCTTTTCGCCTTCTGCGCGGATTGCATCGGCATTAGCTGGGTTAGCGGCAATTTCCTCGTCAATCATCTGGCGCAGCATCGACAACTTGTTGTCAATTCTGTAATCACCAAACTTGCGGGCCATTTCCACCACTGGACCCATGCGCATCGTGTAGTGGTGCGCCACGGTTTCAATGTCCAGTTCCATAAATTCGGTGTACTGGCTGTGGTCAATATCAAGTTTTCTTGATATGACAGGAGAAGGGCCACCAAGACCCGCAACATTGCCAGCCTCAAGATCACGCTCGATCAATTCAATTTGCTTCTCGCGTACCTCACGAATCGTAAGACCGTCAGCAAATTCCTGATCCCCACGAACCTTGATTTCTTCGCGGTATTTTTCAATGCGATTCTTGGCAATCGCTACCTTGTCACCCTTGTTAATCAAACCAATGCCATCGTTAAAGGTCGAAGCCTTTTCGATGTTAACGATGGCTTCATCGACACGAGCGGCAATCGCAACCGGGCTATTATCAAACGCAACATATTTGCCGTTAATGTAACGGCCAGACTGCTGCATAAAGTGGGCAGTCAGCTTTTGACGCAAAACCTCACGATTCTTCTGAACAAGATCGGCTCGCCACATCACATGGAAATACCTCTTTCCTTCGGTGTCGCCAATGGCTTTTGCCATTTCTAATGCCTGTTCTGCTTCATCAAGATTACGCAGGGCAATCTCTAGTTCTTTCGGCTTAGCCTGACCTTTCATCAGGGTGTCAACACGAGCAGAAGCTTTGTCAAAGTTACGCTGTGCCACGCGAACTGACTGGAAAACATTTAGTTCCTTGCCAGCCTTTTCAAACTCGTCAAACAAAGTGCGCCAGCCACGGACTGCTTCATCCACAAACGGATTGTCGGTAGGCGCATCATTGTTGAACATTGCCTTAGAAACGCTTTCCTTAAAGTCGCTCCAAGACATTCTGCCATCCTGAGGTGTTTTACCAATAAACGGCATATTTTGTTTGAATACTTCTAAGTAACCCTGCCCTCTGGTTGCTTCGACATCCTTGAGATACCGCATATAAATCTTGCGAGTATTGTCAACATTACTGCGAAGTCTGCCCATCCATTGCTTTGCCAGCATTTCTACGGATACATCCATAGCAATGCCGTACTTGGCCCCAACGGTACGCAAGCCCGGTGAGCCTGCTAGCTGCCAAGCCATTTGGATAAATTCTTTTGCAAGCCGTGGAGACAATTCACGAAATTTCGTGTTGTTCATCGCATACCAAGGAAGCTGTTGCCACTTAACCTTTTCTAAGCCAATGCCAGTAGAGGCCAATGCCATCAGTTCGATGTCGTCAATCTGTCCTAGATCATCAATCTTGGTGTTAATGCTGTCTAAGTCATTACGCTGACCAACCTGCTTTTCTTGAGCCGTAGCAATAGACTCGTCTAGCTTTGCAGCCTCTTGATCCAGTTTGTCCGCTTGGTTTAGCCAATTAGTACGCGCATTGTTCTTGCGGCCATCAGCACGAAACTCTGGTGCTTCATCTGCTTTGCGGCGCAACTCAGCGGCTTTAGCCTGCTTATCAAATTTTTCTCCCTTGATTCGAGCAATCTCATCTTCGGTTACTTTTAGGCGTTCTTCCGCCATGCGCTGGCGCTCTAGGATTTCCTTTGGAACTCCGACCTCCAGCACATCAGTAACACGCGCCCCAGATTTACGAAGAGCGTTTTCAAAGATTGACCGCTCAAGAATTGACTCACCCATCGCATCTAGCGCAGGAGCATTAGGGTCTTTGGCAAAGACTTTTTGGCGACCCAGTTCGCGCTCCAGCATAAACTGGACATAACGATCTTCGCCGCCATTTTCGTCAAACCACTTTTTCAGCTTATCCATATCAAGATTGCTGAATGTAGTTGCCGAACGCTCACCCAAACGAGCCATCACACCCTGCAACAATTTGCCGGATTTGTACTCTGCACGAATTCGCTCTTCATTAACACGAATCTCACCCGCTTCCCTGTTAACAACAGTGTTGCCGGGAGCCTCGGGGTCATTAACAAACCGGAATCCTTGGCTTGCTGCGGTATTGTTTAGTTCGTTTGCAGCTTCCTCAAAAGTCTTGGGTTGACCGGCAGGACCATCAGAATTCTCAAGAAGCTGTCTGTAACGCTCTCCCATGCGATCTAGCACGGTCTTGGGTTCATACCCCGCATATTTGCTAGAACGGCCTAGAGAGCCTGCTGCGCCGCCTAAAGCCGTACCAAACATCGTTCCAAAGGTAATGCCGATCATCGTTTCCTCAGGGGTCGATGTCGGGTCAATTGAATGACGCAACCCTTCGGATGCCGTAATGCTGGCTGCAACCGGACCAAAACTCTTTTGCGCACCACGGACAAAGCCAATGCCCTTGGCTAGCGGGATTGGCAGGTAAGTTACTGGGTCCGCAAACTGAGACAGAAATCGAGTAGGGCCAGCACCGCCTACTTCTAGTTCCCTGCGCAGGTTGTTGTTGCGGCGGGCCAGAGTACGCAGGTAGTAGGATTCTGCGCTGGAATGAGAATCTAAAACATATTGCTCATAACCCTCATTTTCAGGGTCTGCAAGCGGATTGTAGTTTTTGTCATCTACAAACTTGCCTTTTTCGTTAATGGCCTGCGCATAAGAAGTGGCGGCCATTGCAGACTGGCCCACCCAAGTATCCAAGTAAAAAGAGCGCGTCAGGTTATCCATCGCGCTCCACTGACCAGAAACACCACCAATGCGGCGTTCCTGTCCGGGTGCATAAAATCCCGGAATAGTCTGTGTTGGATCTTTTGGATCAGCCATTTGGAACCTCAACCATCATGTTTGGATCAACGACAACATTAGCACCTTCTCGTGGCGCAAAGGTTGTTGGATCAAGGTCAGGCAAATCTTCAAGTCGTACTGTTGGCTTTATTTCCAATACGCAACCAGTGCCGTTGTTAACAAAGCCCGGAGGACATCCGGTTTCTTCAACATACCGTTCTGCGCCTATACGCATGATCTTCATATTTTGACCAAGCGGAGCAGTATCGTGGAACTTGATGTCAACGGGCTGTAGGTCAATTCCCTTATCGTACAAGCCCAGAACATTCTCTGGGTAGTAAGTCATAGCATTACGAATGTAACGCAGCGCACCAATGTCTTGCGCAGTTTGATCTACTTCTGCGGCATCACCCAAAGCCCGAATCTTGGACTTGTTATTTAGACGCTCAATTTCACGGTCAACGGCAATAATATTGCTTCTAACCCGCTGCAACTGATAATTCGTTTCGCGGAAATCTACTTCGATCAGGTTTCCATTGTCGTCAAACATATCAATGTAGATGTCTGCATCCGGCATTTCTGGATCAAGATCACGATTCCGTGATACCAGTTTGTAGATTGGCTGATTGTTGTTGTCCAGTCGGCTTACCTGCAACTTAACCTCTGTTTTTGTTTCACCAGGCGTAGTACCAGCGCCGTATCCTTTTTCAAGAAAGTGATACTTTTCTGCATCAGCACGGGATGAAACCAGCTTGTCGCGAACAAGTGCCTTAATACTAGGCAATGACAATTGCGGATATTGTTTTTGCGCAGGAAACTCAACCCACTTGCGGTATGAGTCTACCATTGTCACATCATCGTATGCCCACTGCTTTTGAGTTATACGCTCCAAAGCAGTTTGCGATGCTTCTTTGCCAGCACTTTTAGAATCGCCACCAATTTGTTCATATTCTTCTAAAGCAATTGTCTGGTGTTGGTCACGCATACGCGGCGGTAATTGTGGCAAGTCTTCAAAGTATGAAATATCGCCTTGGCTTAAAAATATTTCACCTTGGAAAAAAGAACGATCAAGTTCCGCATTTAATCCTTCAACAATTCCTTGCTGCGAATCACGGTCAAGATCCTTGTAGGACATGACTTTTTCGCCGCTAAATACAGTCTTGATGTCTTGCAAGAACTTAGCGTCAGTCGGGAATTGGCCTGCAACATCAATCTTGTTACGAATGTACTTGTAGGTGCGATATGCCTCGTCACCCATTTGTTTCTTTAGATTATCGTTAGTCAAGTAATTTTTATAGATGTCTATTGCCTGAAAAACTTTCATCGCCCGCTGCAAGCGTTCTGGACTCTGCTCTACGCCAACAATGGCATCCTTTAATTCTGTTACCAATCCGGGCAACACAATGCCCATTTGATAGTACGGTGTTGCTCTTTGAGTTGACACAGTAAAATCTTGTTCAGACCAGTTGTTATCTGGAAACTGCTGGTCAAAGAAAAGCTGTGCGTACTCTCTGGTATTTTTTGCAGGATCAGTTGATCCGGTATTCGTCCGCACCAATTCAAAAAAGTCAGCCTGACCCGGCTTTTCTTTTGTTAATGCGGTGTACGCATCTTCCAGAATTTTTGTTTGACCTTTCAAGAAAGCTACGCGATCTTCCAGCGAGCCATACGCAATGTATTCCTCGCGGCTTTTCATATCGTCAAGTCTAAAGTCTGCAATCTGTGCAATAACTTCTGACCCAAGAATCTGCTCTGCACGAGTTGCAGCAAGCAGCAATTCTTGTTCTTCGTTAGTCATCGTCACGCGACTTTGAATATTCTGGTAGCTTTTCAAAGCCTCTTGAATAAAACCCTGACGAACCTGCGGATCAAGTGACTCAGCTTTTTCTTGAATCTGACGCGCACGATCTCTGGCACTAATTAACTGATCGTAGTCACCAGAAATAGATGCCTGCGTAGCCATGTTTTCCAACATGGTCAAGTCATTTGTTAATGCGGTAACAGCAGCAGCATTGGTGTTTTTGATTGCAATGTACTTGCTGTACGCAATCTCGTATGCCTGACCAGCCAAGGTTTGGCGTTCACCAAGGTCAGGAATAACCTCTGCAATTGACTTGCGAACAGGAACAAAAGTCTTGGTAGCAGCATCATATTCGGCAACATCAACCTGAAAGTCGCCAGCAATAATCTGTCCAGATATAGCCTGTGACGCAGCAAGGCTTTGCTCGATGTCACCGCTACGGAATCCAGACTGGATCTGACCAATTACAGCACCATCAGCAAACTTGTTTGCAATGGCCGCAACCTCAAGATTAAATTGTTTTTGGTTAATCTGATTTAGGCTTAGCCGTTGATTCTGCAAATCAACAAGCTTGCCAGCTTCTTTTAACGCACCCGGATCAGTTGAGCCAAACTGAGATATTTTATTAACAAGTCTGTCTGTGCCCTGAGTAATAAGGGTCTGGCGCAGCGCATCGTTTTGCCTAAAAGTTCGATCACGATTCTGCTGTTGCAGGTTAATAAATATGCCGTTCTGCCTAGTGCGCAAGTCTTCCTCAACAAGACCGCGCAACGGTCCCGGCAAATCATTAACAGTCTGTCGAATGTAGGCTTCTGACTGCGCTTCAAAACGCTTGTAATCCAAATCCTGCAAACGCTCAGCTTCAAAGTTGCTTAATGCACGAGTAGCAGTTTCGCGAGCAGCATTCAGGTTTCTTTGGGAAATAGCTTTATTCCACGACTCGTTGTACGCAGAACCAAAAGGACCAACATCACGATCCTCGATTGGCGTGTAAAACTCAGCCTCTACTGGATTGCCATCCGAATCAGGAATGTACTGATTCTTTTCATCCAACAAAGCACGGCGTTGTTTCTGGCTTGGCATAGAAGACGCATCTTCTTGTGCCTTTTTCTTTAGCTTCTCTGCGCCATACGAAGTAAAGAACTGCTGAAACTCTTGGGCTGTCTTAGAAGTTTCCATTAAACCTTTTGCAACATCACGCATACCAGACATCTGTACGATGCCGATTGGCTTGACAGTTTCAGTGCGTGTTTCGCGTTTCAGCTTTGCCATGTTATGAACTCAGGTATTTGTAGTCTTTGTAACCACCAAGCAGCGATGAAGCAGCCTGACCATAAGATGCGGTCTTGGCAGCTTTGCCAGACATCTTGGCATTCCACGCACTTAGCTTAAATTTTTCTGCCTGTGCTGCGCCCATCAAGCGAATAGCCCCAACATCACGCTCAGCTTCTTGAATATTAGATTCTTTTAATGCTAGGAAAGATGCCGACTCATTAGGATCGACACCCATCTTGGCGGCAGCTAGCGCAAGGTTTTCGGACTGAGTACGCAGCAATTCACGGTTACGCTCATTGGCTTCTTCCTGCGCCTGCAAGATAGCCATGCGGCGTTCTTCTTCATACTGACGAGCCTCGGCTTCGGCAGCAGCCTGAGCATATTTGCCAGACTGAATTGCTGTGTATGCGCCAATACCTGCGCTAGCTACACTGGCAACAATTGCGGCATGAACACCCATTAGAACGCTACCTCCATCATTAGACCCAACAGAGTAAATTCTAGCGGGACTGTGGACTGAATTTGAATTTGACCTAGTTTATCCCAGCCTAGCAAATAGAATCGAGAACGGCCTGTAATTGGTGTTGGCGGTTTAGAAAGGTCGCTGGTTACGCGGCGCAGGATTAGGTTTGTTCCCTCAACATCTACGCCCATTGTGCTATCTAGAATCAAATCAACCGTACTAATTTTCTTTGGCAGACCAGTAATTTGTCCGTCATTTGCCGCATAGTCAGCAGGCATGGTCTTAACGGTACAGTCGTAATTAAACCCAACTGTAATTTTGTAAGTTTGGTAGCCACCAGAAAGAGTAACTGAGCCAGTTCCATCTAGCGTATATTGACCTAAACTAAAGGCATTAGCCTTAAAGTCAGCATCGCCAGACTGTCCGTGATCCGCAACAATATTGACAGTATCTGTTCCAAAAATTCCAACACCAGTAAATGTGTCTGTCAAACTAGCAGATGTAAATTGTCCAGAACAATCTAGCGTGACATCTTCGCTAAACTTTTCTAACAAATACTTAGTTGTTCCGTTAATTGTGCGTTTAACACAGATAAACAATTCGCCTTCTACAGCAACAAGATCAAGAATCTGTCCATCAGTTTCCCATTTGGACCAACTAGAAATCTGTTCGTTACGAGCAGCATGATAAACAGCTAGTGTTCCATCAGCATTCAAGAAAAACGCATATTGTTCAGGGCGATTCTTAAGACCGTAAATTACAGCAGAATCAATAATCCCATCAGAATCCAAAAGATTTGAAGCAATTAGTGAAATTGCATTAGGCGTATAGCCGCCCTCAATTTCTTCCCACTTGTACTCTCGGATTACCTTACCAGTGCTTTGTACAAACAGCGTGGCTCGGTCAAATGCGACAGGACGAACATCACCAGTGCCATAAGAAGACTGGCGGCGGATGTTAAAATCGGAAGGAACCAGTGGAGAGTTTTCAGATTCGGGGCAGTAAAACTCAGCCTGATCGGTAAATACCTGTAAGTGTCCGGCAGAAACTAGATGGTTAATACTGTTAACCTGATCCGATGCAATTGGGCTTTGGATGCTTTCGTCATCCAATGCCTCGCCAGTATCAAAATTAAAAAAGCTAGCCACCTTCGAGCTAAACAGGTGGGCAGGCAAATCTCGTGATCCACCAAACCACAAACGCTGGCCGTGAAACAAACAGGATCTAGCCCAGCCCCTAGCGTAACTAAATACTTCTTCGTTCCAGTCACGAGTAGCTAGCGGCCCAACTGTCGATACCGCCGTAACTTGACCTTCTGCACCAGAAAGTCCGCCCACAGTAGCGTCCCCAGAACCCTGAGTCTTGAATAAAACCTTTTTAAGGTTTGCCACACGAATGTAGCCTGCGCCAATTTCAACAACCTCACCTTCAGCCTCCGAATCTGTTTGAGTAACAACCTCACCAACTTGGAAGCTAGCACCAGAACTAATTGTTAATTGCTGGTCTGCAAACAATTCTTCCTGCACAGTGCCAGTTACAACAGTAGCGGAAGTGTAGCCAGTAATTTCTACCTGACGATTGTGTACAGCAACACGCGCACCCACATGGTCAGAATTCCAAACCGCAGCAGATGTTGTTAATGTGATGCTACCAGTACGACCGCTAGGCGTGATCGTCACATCGTCACGAGCAAACTTGTACATTGGGGCGTAGATTTTTCCGCCCGACAAATCTTGATCGAAATCAAAATATGCGCCAGCAAATGAAGATGCCCCAGTGCGGGTAATGACCGTCATTGGGAAGTCTTCGTGCGTAATGATTAACACATCGTTACGCTGGGTATAACGCAGTTCGTAGAGGTTTGTTGCGTCCCAATCAAAACCAGTTACGGTGTCTAGCAAAGCACCAGCCGTGCTATAAAACCGCGCTTCTCCCGCAGACAGGGCAACAATATAAAGCTGGGATTCGTTAAAGATAAATGGAAACAGGCGGACCGCTTTGCCAATATCTGCGAGTAACAAAGTACCGGGGCGGCGTTTAATGCCACCCTGCACTAGCTGCATGAAGTTGGTTAAGGTTTCAACACCATTGCCATAGGCTTTGGTATCCGACCGAGCCGCCATCAAGGGATCAAGTTGCCCAGACGAGAAGTTGGTCTGGAGGGTTCTTACCCTTCTCATGGCTTACAGCCTCGCGTTGGTCAGTCGGTTCAGGTTAACCTTTCTGGTTGTTTGAGATGCGGAGTCCGTGTGGCGCGCTTTACGAATCTGGAGTTCAGCTTTTTCTTCCATTAGCTGCGCAATGTCAGCCTGCATGGATACCCCAGAAGCCAGCGCAGAGGCCAGTCGATACTCAATCCCAAGCCGGAAATAGGCGGGCCAATCAATTTCATCAGCCCGGTAAATACCATCCAGCACCACCACATCATTCGTGCCAGCATCACAATAGATGTTGTCATCGTAGCGGTCGTACTCGATGTTGTAATCGTTCACCGTGACAGCGCGAACCATCAGGATGTCCGTTGGAAGTTGGTAAGCGGCTGTCCACCGTGCGCTTGGCGTAGCCGCTAACCGATTTAGTGTGCGTTGTGCCATAGCAAAACGCCAAGGAAACGAGGCTAACTCCGACTCTACGATTTCATCGTAGATGGCATTCAACACAATTCCCTCAGAGGAATCGTCATTAAACGAAGTAATTGGTTGCATACCAATCAGCGCACAGGCTTTTTGGGCTACAGCAATTGCAGTCGAAGCACCCATCTAAAACTCCAAGAAAGGGGGCGGCCCCGAAAGACCGCCCCGATTCATCAGGTTCCGTTAACTACAGTAACGGTAGCTGCACCAGTGGCACTAGAAATAACACATACATCTACAGTCGGGGTAGATGAGTCGATCACAATGATCGCATCACCCTTCTTAAGACCAGCGGTGTAAGTATTAAAGTAGCCAGAAGCAGCAACAGTAGCGATAGCATCAGCAGACTTGTACACATAAAGTGCCTCGTCACCGATGTTAATGCGCTTCATATTGTCAGCAGAAAATGCCATGGTCCACCCCCTTAGGTTTCAGTGTGCTTGACGATGTAACAACCATTGTCGTCAATCAGGACTGCGCCCTGCGACATAGAAGCTACCATCAGGTGAGCCTGTTCTTTACCCTGCCAAGTGACATCCATGCTTACTTCTGCACCAGACGCAGCACCAATAGCATTGCGGTGATAAGCCAGTGAGTTACGAACAGAAGATGCCTTGGTCAAACCAGAGTGAGTCATCACGAAGAAGGACATGAAACGCTTAGCAGAGAAGCCAGCACCCTTCCACGGCAGTTCAGCTTCCGGAACATAGTCACGGCTAGAGAACTCAACGATACCCATCAGGTCGGTCCAGCCCTGCGGGGAAACCAACATATAACGCTGACCATCATCAGCAACATCATTGTTGCCAAATGCTTCGTACACTTCTTCCAGCTTAGCCTGAGTAAGCGCACCAGTACCAGTCGTAGCATTACCAGAACCATCAACAGCGTTGATAATAAGCTGGTCAGACTGACGACCAAGGGCAGCAGACAAAGAGGTAGAAACAGCAGCGCGTTCGTCATGCTGAATCTTCAATTCGTCCAACTTGTCAACATACTCACCGAGATAGTAATCGGCCAGTGAGCATTCAACATTGGTGTGGGTCAGGTTAGCGAGCGGAACCTGTGCATTGCGGGACTTAGTGCCAGCTACGCCAGTGCCGATCTTTTGGAAGGTGGTGGACTCACCCTTAACATTGGTCTTACGACGAACAGTATTGAGCAGCTTAGCCCCCATGCGCTGAAATGCAAGATGAACTTCGCTTTCAAACTGTTTTACAAAGGCAGTATCAATAGTATTTGCCATTACAGTTCTCCAGTTGTTGAAACAAAATCAGCGGTTGTCCTCTGAGTTTCCGTCTTAGTTACCCTTGGGGCTAAGACTTCCGGCAGCGGGGCCACGGACACAGAATAATCAGGCTTGCTCAGGTTAGCAAGCACTAACTAACCAAAATGTTTTTGCCACGCCTCGGTTACTTTGGCGCGGTAGGCGTTGTCAATTTCGCCCGGTTTCCAATAACGAGGGTCATCCATCATTTCTCGCAGCTTGTCTTCGGACATTGATCCGGTTGAAGGCTCGCCGCCAAAGTCAGAAAGGGATGGCTCGGCTTGAATACCGATAATCTTTTCCAGCACCTTGATAGAATTAGCGTCAACGGCAAAATCTGCCATGACATTGTATTCCTGCTCGCTCAAATTCTTAGAAAGCCACATATCTACGCGGTCAATTCGAGCCTGTGCATTTTCGCCAAGCGCACTAAGTTCCGCTTCATGGTTAGGCAAACCGCCAAAGTGGTACTCAAAATACTTGTTAATGCCTTCCTGAAACTCGTCTTGGGTCAGGCCACGGCTATATGCCGTTTCCTTCCACCAGCCCAGCATTGGATCATCATCCGACATCTGGGCTTCCCAGCCATTCGGCAGGTTTTCCAGTTCAGGTACAGCATACTGGTACTTGTCGGCAGATTCCGGTACACCATCGCGAGGTTTCAGAATCTCGGCCTCAAGTTCTTCACGCAGCGAAGATGCTCGCTGGCTAAATTTCTTTTCCAGTTCTGTATAAGACTTTGCTAATCCTTCTACATTAGGCTGGTTTGCCTCTGTATTCCAGAATTTTTCTGGCAAATATTCGGGACGAGGAACCGCAGTCGGGGTTGCTTCGCTCGATGCTGCGGCTTCTGGCGCAGAATCAGTTGTCATGTCACTCATGGCTGATTTCCTTCTTTGGCGCGCTTAATGCGCTGTTCAATAATGCCGACAATAAACCGCTGCCCCTCAATATGGGCCAGTGAATTTGGGTCAAAGTTCGGCCCCATCACCCTCTCGATACTAATCGAGCGGAGATATTTCAAAGCAAACTCGCCGTTTGCTCCCGAAAAGCACAGAGCCAGTGCTTCGTTAATTCGATCTTCTGCTTCGTCAGAACGCTGGATTCCGTCTATCAAGGCATCATTCCTTTGGCCGCCTGAGCCATTTCAATTACAGAACCCGGAGCCTGCTGTTCCATTGCCATCGCCTGCTGTTGAGCTTGACGCTGCATCATCATGCGTTGGGTTTCGTCAATTAGGATTTTCTGCGGAATTTCGTACCATTCAGCCAGCTTTTTGATGGTTTCATCCGGGCTAATAAACTGCGATGCAGCCTGTGGCCCCATCGTTTGAGTAACCAGAGCAATAAAATTCGTAAGCTGCATAATGTCCTGATTACGCTGCGCACGAGCCAGCGGCGATTTGGCAACAATCTTAACTTCACGGCCATCTACCTTTGGAATCTCGATCTTGCCTTGCTTTTTCAGGATAGAAATAACACGGCGCAGCAAAGGATTAACAAACTCTGCCTGCAATCTGCCATAGGCAGAACCAATAATTTCTGCAAGATTAGATTGGCGAGCCGCTACTTCAGTAGCTGACATTGGCGTAGTGTCGGTCCGGCCTAAGTCTTGGTTGTACAATGCGCGTTTAATGTTTTGCTGCATATTCTCAATAATAAGCTGCGAAACATCGAACTTTGCTGGCGACTGTACAGCCTCAAGACCACGGCTATTCGGGCTTCTTGGCACGATTGTGCCGGGAATTAGTTGAATCGTATCGACATTGATAACGCCATCGTCATCTGCCTGCCAAATACCGCCAATTGCCATCTGCGCATTTTCTAATACAAGCTGCATAGTCAGGTTACAAACCTTAATTGCAGGCAATGCGTTCATCAGCGGGCCACGACCATAGATTTCACCAGCCGCTTTTGACCAGCGGAAGTTAACCCAAGGGCGAGAACCTTCACCCTTAAATGAACCTTCGATAATCTTGGTCTGTGACTCCAAATCAATTACACAGTAGTTGTGTACTTCCTGTGAACGGTCCGTCCAGTCACGATATACCGCATCAATAAACGGTACGCTTGCCTCAGGATTGTTGCGCATCTTGGCTTTCAATGCTTCCGACAGTTTGGCCTTAGGCCATACGGTCAGAATGTCTTTAGCTTTAACGCTACGCTCACGGAACACACCGTCAATCTGGTCAAACGGCCCAGAATCTAGGATTGTTTGGCTTAACGGAACAGACAAAAACTTAATTGGATTTGTTTCGTTGCCTTCTTCAATCAGCATATTGGCTGTACCAACAGCTAGATCGAGGAACGACTCATGGACTTCCTGCGAAAAGTTAGAGTTCTGGATAATTTCACCAACATATTCGGTAATCTCGTCCAGTTCTGACTGCACTTTGTTACGCAGTTGCATCGGAATATCTGAACCCGGCTCAAGTCGGAACCATGTTGCATAGTTCGGTACAATGCCGTACTGCAATCTGGATGCAAATTCCTGCACACCTACGACTGCGGTTTCGTCAAATATCTTGTCCATGCGTGACTGCGCTGGTGCTTCCATAAAAAAGCCTTCGCGCAGCGGCAATGAATACTCATAGCACTCCTGCCAAACATCAAGCCAGTTCGCCCTTGCTTGTTTGGCTTTGGTATAACGCTTGATGATATAGCTAGCATCGGCCATGACTTACCCCAATGTAGTTCCGTCTTCTGGTTGCTGATAACCACGATAGCCACTGAGCATCACGCCACGGCGGCGGCGGGTTAAGTCTTCGCTTGCACCTCTTGCTTCTTTTTTAGCCAGTGAAATCTTTTCCTGCTTGGCTGCTTCTTCGCGTTCTTTACGCTGACGCTCCAATTCAGGATCAGGTGGCGGTGCCTTAGGACTACTAAAGGCCAGTTCCAATGGACCTTCATAATCAAATGATTCATGTGAAACCTCAACGAGGTCATCATGCGTCATCTGAAATTCAATGCTGGTGTAAATCTTCATGGCTTACCCCAGCATATCTTCGTCTTTGAAGCCTTTATATCCAGCGGTCAAAAGGCTGCTAAGGCTACCCATACGACCACGGCGGCGTGACTTACTTCCGCCCATTGTTTCTTCGGCTTGCTTACGCGCAGCAACCACTTCTTCCTTTTTAGGTTCAGGTGGTGGCGGTGGTGGTTGAGGAGGCGGACTGCCGCCACCCTTAGCTTCAGATACCGGACCATTGTAATCAAAACTATCAGCGGACAGTTCGAGAAGACCGCCCTCAGTCATCTGGTATTGGATGGAGGTGTACACCTTCATTTCCATTCTCCCTTGTGAATTAGCGTCCCGCCTGTCCGCATCATCTGTTTATACAGTTGCCACGGAGTCAGCACAAATAAGCCTTTAAGACCCAGTAGGTGCTTGATGGCTTGGGTGCAGTATAGTATGGAGAAATTAAAAACGGAATTTTTATCCCGGCGGGGCCGATACGACACAATTGTGGCGTTTCTTTCATTTTTTGCCCACTCGATTACATCCTTTGCCATCAGCGGATGGTAGATCCAAGTCTGGAAAAACTTAGAAGTCCAGTCCATAAAAATCCAGTGGTAGCTACCCGGCTGGTATCCAATGGCGCATACATGCTTAAAACCTTTGCGGGTGTGAAATAAATAATCCCACCAGCGGTCAGGCTCGTCTTTGTCAATAAACATTACCAACCAGTCGAATTCCGGCGGTTGAGGTTCCCCCAACCTTTGTTCTTCCCGAATCCCGCTCGCTGATCCCAAATGTTCCAATTGGACCTCCCATTCGCCACTTGCGCTGGCTTGTTGGCATTGGTTGTTAATGATCTTCCCTCGCCCGAACCAATGAATAGGTACTGCAATGCGTCATGCACATGGGAATATTTGTTCTTGCTAGGCTTTTCTTCGTACCGAACCTCGCCAGAAACCGATACCCGGCGGTAGTTGTAGCCACCACGGAATCCTTTAATCAGGGTTTTGCAGGATGGATCAATCGTAAATCCTGGCATACCGTCCACCATACGATTCAGCGGTGCTTGTACCGACTCGATTCGCAGGACTGGATCATTACTGGGAGCCGGATATGCCTTGATCCCATTTGCCCGTAGGATTTGGAACGGCGTTACTTCGTCTGTCTGGGCACGGAAATCACCTGCCGGGTCGCCATAAATATGCAGTTCATTGCTTGGGCAAATAGCTTGAATCTGGTTTCGCAGCAATTCCGAGAACCGGACTGCCCCCATGTCTCGTGTAACGACCTCATGGAAAATTAGCCAGCGACCGGAACTTAGCCTTTGACCAAAAGCAGCAGCAGGAGTAAGACCAAAGTCGATACCAATATAAACAGGCAATTCAGGAATGACACGGATCGGCTCCTTGGATATGTGAACCTGTTCGTTAAACATCGGGTAGATCGCTTTACCAGATTCAATCGTACCCAATTTGTTCAGCACATAGACATCAATCCACGACTTTGTCTTACCTGTAATAATTTTCTTGTAGTAGTCACCCGGCAGGTTATGGAAATTCTCCGCTAGTTGGTTGCCAATGTACTTAATTACCTCACCAGAATCGTTCTTTACCTCGGTCATTCCCGGAGGCTGGTTGTAGAAAACCCAGTCTTCTGGCTTGACCAGCATCAGGGCTTCTTCTCTTGGAACATTATCTGGCATCGGAACTTCGCCAGCCATGATCGGCCACCAATGATCGTCTTCCGGGGCGTTGGTATCGCAGATTACGCCATACCAAGTCGGGCCACCGTCCTTGATCGAAGGGTATCGGCCAACACGCATAGTGCAGGCATCAATAATAGACTTGGAAACCTCGCGGGCTTCATTCACCCACACACCAGTCAAGTCAAGGGACAGCAACTTTCGGACATCTTCTTCCCGATCTAGGGCCAAAAAGATCACCTCAAGGTCAATATCGCCAATCTTGATGTTGTGGTTGTACGGTACAGACCAGCCAAAGCGACCAAAGACATCCTCAGGAAACCAGTCAATCCATGTCTTGATGGTCGTGGTCTTCAACTGTGGATTGGTGTTACGGACTACGGCCCAGCGGGATTTCCGCTTGCCATCCTTGCCGGGTTTCTGGGCAGCAGCACGGCGGAAGATTTCAACACAGCAGGCAACCGACTTGCCGCTACCTACCGGACCGCGGACACCACGAAAGAAATGGTCGTCCAGCATAAACTGGCGCAGGGTTTCGCCAGCAGGCTTGTACTTAAACTCGAATGCCATGCTCGCTTTTGCTCGCGGTGCTGCGCACCATTAGGTTCTAACCTGAATCTTGCCCTTCATCAGGCCAGCGTCCACCATTTGCTTGATCCGCTGTTCCATGATTTCTGGACCCATTGCCTCGATAATCTTGTCGGCTTCCCGGTCCGTATAAAACTCAGGTGGGTTGTACTGGAGAAATACCTTCTTGGCTACTTCCCTCAGGCGATTCAGGTCTTCTAAACTCAAAGTCGTCAGGAAGCTCATACATTTCCCTTACCATGCGCTCGATCTCGCGCTGCGGTAGTCGGCATTCTAGTTCCATGATTGCTAGCCGCTCGTAGGCGTTCTCCACAATGGCTGCAAAATCTGGCGAGTGAGATAACCCCTGCTTCATTTTTAACCGCCTTATGGTGGGTAAATTTATGCTGACAGGGTTCCATGTGTAACCTATTCGCCGTAACGCTTCCAGTCCTTCGGCATCTTGTGCTTCCCTTCACCGCGCCAGCCCCGAATGTAATTCTGGGTGTCCGATGGAAGGTCGGCAAGCCTACCACCCCGGCGAATCCACTTGTCTGTATTACCGACACCCCAGTTATACGCCGCAATTGCGTGTTCTGGATTGCCGTTATACCGCTTGAGCATGGCTGCCAAATACTGTTCACCAAAGGCTCGATTCTTTTGGGGATCAAATAATTCAGCAGGGCGAATCGGATCTACACCAAATCCCGGCTGACTGGCCGTAGCAGGCATAATCCCCATGAGTCCAGCAGCACCCACACGGCTTACCGCCTTGGGATTACCGCTACTCTCAACATACTCCACAAAGCGAGCAAGGCTCGCCAAGTCATCACTTGGGGTCGGTCTTGCTGGCTGCGCCTTCATCTCCCGCATCTCCGCTGGAGTCTGGCGCGGCATCGGTTCCATCGCTGGCTGCATCATTTCCATCTGCCTTTTCCTTCTTCTTAGTACTGACCTGAGTGACCGCCTCATGCGCCCGCTCATTCCGGGCAATAATCTTGTCCTCAATATACTCCAGAATCTTCTCCGCCTCGTCCATCTTCCGATTGAACTGGGTCAGGTGATTGTAGTCACCAAAGTCAGCAGACAAACGATTTACAAAATCCCTTAAACGCTTCTTGGTCTCAGTTACATCCAGCATGCTCACTCCGTTTTACTTCGTTCGCGGTGCTACAGCACCATTTGTTAACGACCCCTACAGCAGGAAAATAATTTCTGGGCGGGGTGTTAATGAACTTGGTGGGTTATTGCTAGTGGGTTGTACCATCACGGGAATCAACATGACGGTTTTTAACCCCCTAGGTCGATCTGAATCTTGACATCACCAGCAACCGCTACCTGTGCACGATCCACTGGTTTAAAGCCAGCCCGATCAAGTAAATCCTTACTCGCCTCTAAAGCTACGTACCCTGATTTGTGCTCGACAAGTTCAGTGATGCGTCCTAAGGCTCTTGCAGCACCACTTATCAATCCATCTGATATAGCGGCACTGATCGCTTCTTTGATATGGGGTTTTCGTACTGTTTGGTAGATCCAGTCGGGACTTACACCCATTTGCTCAGCGATCTGTGCTTTGCTCCATGAAGTGCTCGTCATCAGGCTCACCAGTTCGGCCTGCTGATCCGTGAGTGGCTGCACTCGCCCGGACTGTGTAGTGACCATCTGTTTATCGTTATCGACATCCATGAACAGACTGTATGACATACCAGTAATTCGTGTCAACCCTGTTCCGGGTGTTTCTTACCAGTTACGATTAAGTTAAATAGAGCACCATTCCATTTCACTGTCAATATCCCAGTAGCTATAGGGTTTTCCCTAGTAATGCCAGTACCAATACTGATAGTGGTTACTGACATTTCTCATTCTGCCACGGTGTTTCTGGAAAACCTGCACTGCCGTGTCTCGGTGTTAGCCAAGTAGGTGTCCTGTCTGCGCTCTGCGCAGCGGACTATTGTTGCCCGCTTTTCCTCCCTCGCCACTCGGTCGGAACGCTCGATGGCGACCGCTCTGCAACTCGCTCCCGGAGCCGACTCAAGAACCGGATGAACATAGTGAATCGGGTGACGAGTCTGGCTCCCTGTAAGCGTCTATGCGTCCCGCATAGTCGCGTTACTCGCTCGAACTCCGGTATGCGTGCCGCCGGGGGTCCGATCATAGCGCCCGATTCAGCTAACGCCTGCTGTCAATAAAAATAGAGGTATTCCGCTTCGCTTCGCTTGCGGCAGCCTTCCTCGATTTTTCTTTGACAGCGCATGGTCTATCTATTCGTCCGCGTTCGCGGACCTTTGCAGGGGTATGTGAATCGTGCGCTCCTCCTCCCCCCCTGAGGCGGGCACACACTCGCTCAGCCTCTTTTCTCATTAACATCTGGAGTATTTACCATGAAAAACATGATCGAAAACATCTTCGCAGAAGTCGATGCAATGTCTGAGTTCAACCAGAAGCGTCTGATTGGCCTGATGATCTACATGACCCGTCCTGAATCTCGGTGGATCAAGACCACCGAGCAGAAGATCAGTGACATTAGTTACGAACTTCGTAACAAGCTCGAACATTTCACTGGGTCCGAGATTGAGGACGCTCAGCTACAGGCCAAGACTCAGTTCCTTAACAACCTTGCCGACCAGCAGGACGAGTTGACTCGACTGGGTATCGTAGCGAAGGAATCCTACTCCGACCTGTTCGGTGAAGAGTGGAAGCCTTACCAAGCTACGCCAGAGTCAACTCTGGACAAGACCCAGACAGCCGCTGCGCTCGAAGCCCAGGCGGTGTTGGAAAGACTAGCTAAGCCTGAGTAATACATGACAGTCCTGAGCAAGACTCTAAACTGCTCAACCCCTTTTTTGGCTAACTGGAGGTAGGAACATGACCGAACAAGAAACATTCGAGGTAGCACTGTGGCTCGCTACATGGCTCGCTGGCCTGTCATTAGTGGGGCTGGTCTGGTCGGTGGTTTTTTACACGAAACCAAGGGGCTGGACTCCGCGTAGAAAACGCAGGAAATTCACACTTGTTGACAAGCATTAATTGTCATATACTAACACTCATTAACAGAGGGAGAGTTGACTATGGAAAATGATCTTGATGATCTCTACACCCAATGGCTTGAGTACAAGAACGAGTCGATAGCCTGCGGATTGGAGTACGAACCTTGGGATGAATACTCAGGGCAAACAACGGCGAAGCAGAAAGCCGAGGAACGCATCATGTTCTATGACGATTGGCACTGCATGGAGTATTAACAATGACTAGACACACTATCGAAGCGATTGATTCGCCAGTCGAATCCAATGGATTCATCCAGTTCGAGAAGACTGAATTCAAGGGTGAGGCTGTACTTAGGATTGGACAGACAGAGCATACGCTTTGGAAGTTCGAGGCAGAGCAGATCGTATATCTGCTGGGCAACTGGCTACTGGAGAACAGCGATGAAGATTGACATCCAAGATGTATGGGATCACGCATACAAAATCTACGAGCCGCTCGGTGATTACTGTTCACGCTGCGACTACGGACGCTATGAATCCAATGGGCCAGACAGTCCGGGCGGATGGGAGTGCGAAGCAACTGAAGCAGAAGACTGCCTGTTCTATTGGGAAAAGATGGAGGAAAACTATGCCGAATCAGAGTGACATCGAGCAGTACCGTGGGTTACACCCACTGTTTGACGAGATCCTTGACGGATTCACCCAACTCAACGCAACCATATCGAGGATAAAAATGGACGAAGACAGACCCAATGACCAAGACCGATTCGAGTATGAACACCAACGCCAGCAGGAGGAAGACCATGAATCCAGTAATTGATGAACTCGAAATGATCTATGCCGACATGGATGAGCGGCTGATCGTACTGAAACAGCAGCTTCAATCCACGGTCAGCATGGGCAGAGCGGGCAGGATTGTGGACGAGTACCGTGAAATCAAGGGGCGTATGGAACGCATAGCCCAAGCCATCGAGGAGGCAAGCAAATGAAAGTCGGTGAGTTAATCAATCATCTAACCAAATATTATGATCCAGAAGACTACATTGTTGCGGCATGGTGGGATCAGAGTCACTTCGAGGAAGCCGAACACATTAACACCGCTGAGTGGAATGCGTGTTCTGAATACATGGAGGACATTGACTGGTCGCGGATCAAAGAATCCTTGGAAGTTGCCCTGTCCGAATGTTTGGAGCAAATGGAAGATGAATAAAGGTAGATTTGTAACGCACTCAGTCACAAACGGAGAGCGCAAGCTGTTCCTCGTGACCGACTGCCGAGAAGGATATGTATCGCTTGAACTCTACGAAGACGATGAACAAAAGAAACCGACAAGAGTTGTGTTCAATCGTAGCGAACTAGAGTTTGTAGCGGACATCTTGAAGCGATGCTATCGAGCATCCGATGCAATGTAACTAGTTGATATTAAAGGGGTTGACTATGAGTATCTACAAGCAGATTACCAATAGCATCATCGAGCAACTGGAAGCAGGTGTTGCACCGTGGGTCAAGCCGTGGGCTACGCTACCCGGTGAAGGCACGCCCAAGAACCTGCACACTGGCAAGGCATACCGTGGTGTTAATGTGCTGCAACTCTGGGCTGCCGCAGAAATTAACAAGTACGAGCATCCCATGTGGTGTACATATAAGCAGGCACAGGAGCGTGGTGGTCAGGTACGCAAGGGCGAGAAGGGTACGACCGTTGTGTTCTGGAAACCAATGGAGAAGGTAGACCCAGACACTGGCAACATCAAGAAGACGCTGCTTGCAAGAGGCTATACCGTATTCAACATCGCCCAGATAGATGGCATCGAGGCTGTCATGCCGACCCTGCCACAGCACGAATGGAATCCACTGGTCGAGGCCGAGAGCCTAGTCCACAAGCACAAGATCGACCTGCGCACTGGAGGCGACCGAGCCTACTTCAATGTGCATGACGACTACATTGGAATGCCTGACCGCAGTCGATTCGAGGATGCTGAGAACTATTACAGCACCCTGCTTCATGAGATCACCCACTGGTCAGGCCACAAGACACGCCTTGACCGTCCATTCAATGGCTTCTTCGGATCGCCAGACTACGCACGAGAAGAACTTGTAGCTGAGTTAGGGTCCGCATTTCTATGCGCTAGACTCGGCATTAACGGTGAGTTACAACACCCAGAATATATTGCTAGCTGGATTAAGGTATTGAAGGATGACAGCACAGCCATCGTCCGTGCATCCAAGCTAGCCGAGATCGCGGCTGACTATGTAATGGAGGTGCAGCATGGATCGAGTACAGGAACTCAGGATGGTCGCGAGCTGGCTGGAGAATCAGATTCAAGCGAGCAAAGCGGCGCTCGCCTTGCTGCTTAACCTGATTAGTGAACTAGAGGAGAGCGATCCGTTGCGCCCCGCTGGTGGATCAAGCCAGCCGCAAGTACCTAGAAGCGATTAGGTAGAGGCTAAAGTTTTTAGTGCCTCCTCCCTGCTTGGGAGATGGCCTGATCGTATGATCTCAAGGGCTTTCTTTGCTACCTCAGGATCAGCCTTTGGGGGTGGCAACGCTTCAAGCATACGGTGGCATGGGTCACGCTTCTCGGTTTTTGTGTACCTCAAAAACTCAGCAATCGAAGGCGGCCATTCACATTCTTGCCGAACCTTATCCACGGCAGTGCGTAGTTGCATAGGGGTCAGCCCATCGAGTGCATCATACCACTCCCGCTTCGCCATCATTTCTACTTCGGTAGTCGGGAAGTTGTTAGCCCATTTAGTCCCGAAGATTAACGACATTTTGGCGAACAGGTGATTGACCGCTTGCTTCCTCCTCGAATCCAGTTGTGTACCCAAGGGCTTGGAGTTCTCGGTATGCTGCTGCGGTTGAGTTAAAGGCTGGCTTAGTAGTTTGCTTATGTGCATGAGTCAACTCCTTCGGTGGAAACAAACCAATCCAACCGTACTCGATGGACTGGTCGATTACTTGCTGCTGTGTTGCGTTAACCTCGTTAACAATCTGACCTAGCTTCTTAATCATTTTGCTTTCAGCTAGTGGGGTTAAGGGTTTTTTAATCTCGATGCGATGTTGCTTGTACTCAGCCCATGCTTCGGTGTCTAGCCAATCAGGATAGTTCATTGGATTATCTTTACCTCGATGTTGTGAATATGCGCCACTAGGCTACGCTTGATTCTTGAAGTAATGGTATCGAACCCTTTTACATCCTCTACTACCTCACCGTCTGGTGTCTGGTATCGGAAGTCGGCTCGATACTTTACGACTCGCTTCGATGGATACCTAAGTTCCCGTCCATCAATCGGGAATGTGTATTCAGGCTGAAGTTCCAAACCCCAGATGTCACCTTGTTCGACAAGGGCTTTGAGTACTAGATACCTTCTGGACTCAGCCTTTGAATCAAACAGGATGCCATCTACCTCGGTCTTCTTAGCACCGTACTTATTTCTTCTTGCCATTCGGTCGCCATGTACCTCGGCCAAGACCAGTAGCCCTAAACAATTTAGGAATCAACGAATGATCCCTTGCTCCACCAGCCTTGCGCCTGTTCTTTGCTATAAGTTGAAAGTCGATCTCGTCCTCAATCGTACCCTTGACCATAGACTTGAACTCGTCAGTCTGCAACTCAAGGGGGATGATCGCAAGCTGGCAGTCAAGGGCATCGCACAATTCAAGAAGACGAGGCAGGTGCAACGAGTGTTGACCCTGCTCGTATTTCCTCAGAGAAGATACGGATATTCCAGTGATGTCAGCAAGGGCTGGCTGCGACAGGTCAAGCATAATCCGCCGCATCCTCAGGAAAAAAATCAGGTCACGGTAATTAGTAACTAGCAAATCCGATCTTCCATGTAGTCCTGCAAATCACCCACCTTATAGCGGATGGCTGATCCTACCTTGGAAAATGGTGGACCTTTCTTCTGGCAACGCCAAGTACGCAGCGTACCGTAGGTAAAGCCAGTGATCTTGGATGCTTGATGGGTATCAACCCAATCTTCTTTGGCTGGAGCGACAACCACTGTCGCTTCTTCTTCTACTTCCATCATTAACTCCTATTGACATGGACGATGGACAGCAGTATATTACGGTACACATTGGTTGACAAGGGGATGACATGACATTGACAGAAGAACAACACAGAATCCGAAGCCAAGGGGTCGGCGGCAGTGATGCGGTCAAGCTAATGACCGGCGACTGGTACGACCTATGGGCCGAGAAGCTAGGCATGAAGGAGCGCGATGACTTGTCCGACATACTGCCTGTGCAGATGGGCATCTACACCGAAGACTTTAACCGCAACTGGTTCCAGAAAACTACAGGTAAGTTAGTACTTACTAACACTGAAACCATTGTCAGTCATACATTCTCATGGATGGTAGCTAGCTTGGATGGCTGGATCGAGGACGAGAATGCAGTCTGGGAAGCCAAGCATGTTAATGGATTCAGCAAGCCAGATAATGTGATTAAGAAATATATGCCCCAGCTACAGCATTACATGATGGTGACTGGTGCAGGCAAAGCGTACCTGTCTGTGCTGTATGGGAACTACAAGCACGAGGTAACAGAAGTCGAAGCTGATCCACTGTATCAGGCAGAACTAATCGAACTGGAATCTAAATTCTGGAACTGCGTACAAAAGAAGATTGACCCAACAACCATTGACATTGCAGACATGGAGTTGACTGATGAGCCAAGCACTGAAAAAGAAATGGTGGGAGTACCACAAGAATAACCCGCAAGTTTATGCGTTGTTTTCGTCATTCACATTTCAGTTGATTGACAGAGGACACAAGAATTATTCGGCCAAAGCTGTGTTTGAACGCATCCGTTGGCACACTGATGTCGAAACCAAGGGGGAACCATTCAAGCTGAGCAACAACCACACGGCCTATTACGCAAGGCTGTTCATGCACGACCACCCTGAATACGAAGGGTTTTTTAGGACTAAGGAGTTACGATGAAAAAGAAAGCAATCAAGAAACCAGAAAGCATTGCAGCATTGGCAAAAGCCAAGGGCATGAGTCCCGCATTGGTACAGAACAGAGTCCGTAGAGGCTGGAGCCTAGAGGATGCACTGATTACACCAGTGCGTAAGAAGAAAAAGACTAAGCCAGTCAAGGTTGTTAACGACAAACCTCGCCAAGAAATTCCACAGCCTAGCAAGACTGACGAATCGCATGGCTGGCTAATTTTTATTCTTGTTTGTATTGCAATTGTAGCTGGATTTGTAACCCTATCTAAGTAAGGAGTTGACTATGATTAACAAAGAACAGAACATGGTAGTGTGGAATGCAGTCGAGAAGACTGATCCGCAGTACACCAAAAAAGTAACCTTCGGTCGCGGCTTTACCAGCATCGACCCGCAGTATCAGATCATGCGCATGACTGAACTGTTCGGTCCAGTAGGCCAAGGCTGGGGCTATGTCGTTGACCATAGCACACTGTCCGCAGGAACCGCTCTGTTGGCCGTTGCGGATGTCAGCGTATGGATCATGCAGCCAGATGGAAAAGGCGTGTATGGCCCTGTCAGAGGCTTGGACTTCATCGTGTCCGAGAAGGGAAAGATTGACGAAGACGCACCCAAGAAAGCCATGACCGATGCGCTAACAAAAGCACTGAGCCACCTTGGTCTGGGTGCCGATGTGTTCCTTGGCAAGTTCGATGACAACCGATATGTCGCCAAGATGAACAAGGAGTTCAGCGAGAAGAACGCAGTAGCAGAAGCTAAGAAGGAAGAGAACCCGCGACTGAATCAGATCGTTGACTCGATCAAGGATTGCAAGACCAAGGCCGAAATCGAAGCACTCAAGGCTTCGATCCGTACCGAGGTAGCGCAAATGCCGAAGGCTAACGGCATGTACTTAGCCACTGTGTTTAAGAACCACGAAGCAACTCTCGGAGAATAAGAGAATGAGCAGCATTAACAAAGTAATTATCCTCGGCAATGTTGGCAAGGATGCAGAGGTCAAGTCATTCCCAAGCGGTGATCTGTATATGCAGTTCAGCGTAGCCACCTCAGAATCTTGGAAAACCAAGAAAGGAGAGTGGAGGGAAAATACCCAGTGGCACAATGTCAAGATCCTGAACTCGGCCAAGGTCAAGTATGTGATGGATCGGATTGTCAAAGGAGCCAAGGTTTATATCGAGGGGCAGGTCGAGTATCGTAGCTGGGAGAAAGATGGTCAGAAGCAGTACATGACTGAGATCGTGATCCCCAAGTTTGGTGGCGAGATCAAGATCATGGAAAAGCCAAAGGCTGATGACTTCAATGCCAATGACGCATTCGCCGGAGCCACTAACCTACCAAGCTATGACGAACTAAATGATAATGTCCCATTCTAGGTTCACCCTCAAACGCGAGATCAGCAAGACCGAAGACACTATGGTTAATGAAATGGTGTCGGTCATTAAGGGCTGGCGCGGCGCAACCAAGGATGAAATCTGCAACACGGTATTGCTCGCAATGCTAAGCACACTGATTACAATTGACGAAGAAAATGCTGTGACTCGATTGATGGAAGCAGCAGAAGCAGCAGCAGAAATGCAGGGCCAGCCTATTGCAATCTTCTGGCAGCCAGTGCAGCATGGAGCCGTATCTTCTTAGTCCTACTCTTGTTCGCCGGGGTTTTCTGTCTAGTCAACTCCTCCCCCGGCAATCTCCTCCAGATGGCAAGAGCCTTATCCCCGCTTCGGCGGGGATTTTTTTATTCTTATTTGACTGCTTGGTTTATAGCGGCACATAACTAAGACATAATCACGATTAAACTATTGATTCATATAGATCGAATGGCGCATAACTTATTTGACGGTCATTTGATTTTACTTATTTTCTATGACACATACACGCGAACAACTAGCAGAATACAGAGCAAAAGCAGAAGAAGCCGGAGTCCCTTGGAAGACGGTGTATCACAGGATCAAGCGGGGATGGACCATTGAGCGAGCCGTGTCCATGCAGACTATGAACCGGAGCCAAGCAGCTAGCTGTGCTGCCAAGAAATCACCTTGGCATATCTACAATCCCAAGCGTCAGTCGGGACGGTGAGCTAAGACTAGCTGGAAGATGACAGCAACATCGTCTGTACCTGAGGACGATATGGCACGAGCCTCGATGTCCGACTTGCTGTAAATGGTAATTGGATACTCGAACTGAAATGCATTGATCCCATTGTTCATTGTGGTTTCAAGGGCCACGCCCATGACTCCACCAAAAGGGCGGATCATCAGCTTACCCTTTACATACTTGTTGCTTGATGTAGTCCCAGTAGAAATATAGCCAACATGAAAGTATGCATCGTAATTGGCTGGCACTGTGTAGATAGCCTGCAATGAGTTCCCATTGCCAGCAATGATTTCGGCATAGGTAGTAGCTGGAACACCAGCCGTTACCGTGCCTGTGCCAATGTAAATGTTGCCCACATTAGGTGCACCATTAACAACATTCAGGCCGTTAATGCGTAGGTAGCTTTTGGTTGTGGTCACTGCGGTCTGCCCATTCATCGAGATGTACTCGCTGCTTGGGTTATAGTCTGCGTCTAGTCCATTAACAAATACCACTCTTGCTCCTGCCCCTGCCGCAGTGTCGGCAGCATTGGCGCTGCTGACTGTCATCTGAGTAGCGGATGCAGGATAGGCATAGAGTCCGCCATTGTTCCAGACGGTTGACATCGAGGTGCTGGTAATCACAGAGCCAGACACCGTAACGATGTCATGCCCCGGAACCATGCCTCTCGCTACATACAGCGGGAAACTTTCGGTGCGTCTGTTGCGACCAATGGAGTCGTAGCGGGACATTACTTCTTCTTCTTAGACTTGCCTGCCTTGGTCAAGGCGATGGCTACAGCCTGCTTCTGCGGCTTGCCAGACTTGATCTCAGTCTTGATGTTGGCAGAGATTGTTTTCTTGGAACTACCTTTCTTGAGCGGCATATAGCCTCCTACCATTTGACTTTGTTTGCCCAGTACGCAGCCGACATCTTACCCTTCTTGATGTTCTTTGCGTGACGAGCCTTGAATGCACGGCGGCGAGCCGCATAGGACTCAGACTCTCCAGACTTTTTGGGGCTACCCTTCACTCCCTTCTGCCCAAACCGAATGATCTTCTCCTGCCCACCGGAGCAAGCCTTGACCACATGGGACTTGGTTGCATGGTCCGGCGTAGCCTTGGGGGAATTGCATTTCATTTTGGACTTATCGAGCATGGCTACCTTCCTCAATACATACATCGTATCCGCGAATACAAGGGGTCTGATCCTTAATGGAAAAAAAATCCAGTTCAGTCTTTGTCATCGTCAGCTTACGGATGTCCGCGCAGCCGGCCGTACCCAAAACCACGAGCAAGGCCAACATAACAAGAATCCAATCGGCTGGATCTCTCATGACTTGCCTAGGTAGAAAGATCCTGCTGCGAGGAAGGTTATCCAGATTTCATTAAAGGATACCATTCCATTTAGGGTGACATACTCTGTGACCGTCTTGGTGTTATCGAACAATCCCAAGAGATTAAACCCAGTAGTTTTTTCTACAGGCACCGAAATAGACACGCCAAATATAGGGGCAAGCAGGTAAATCATTACCATTGCCACTACGGACAAAACAAAGATTCTGCGGGTTAGCTTCGTAAATGGGTCTGAGGCTCTTTGTGCGGCTGCGTCAGCGGACTTCGTAGCTGCTTCCATGTGAGCAGCCTGTACCTCCTGCTTGCCCTTTAGCATCTCTAGCTGAAGCTTCTGTTGCTCCCTCTTTGCTTCCTGTGCAGCAGACATCATCTTGAACAGATGACCCATTGCAGCACCACCAGCCATTGTCATTACTTCTACCGGGATCATATTAGAATCTCCTGATATTGGTTGTGCTTCCGGCAGCAGCCAGAGCAGCCATGTAAATTCCATTAGCGTTCAAGGTTGGTTACCGAGTCTCCCTTACGCACAGTGACTTTGCCATCAGCGACATCCACCTGCATCGGGGATTCTTCCTTGCTGGCCTTGTCAATCAGGTCACGGATGATGGTGATTTCAGGCTTTTCTTCCTTGTCCTTCGTGCCAGTAATGCCCATCAGGATACCGATGATTGCCATTACGACAGTGGAAATCATGGACATGACTACAGCCAAAGTGCCTGCCTCTAGGTACATGGCAGAGTAGATTCCAGCCAGAACCAAGACAACTACCACCCAAAGGCCATTCTTGCCAATGAACTTAGATGCCACCTCTTTAGCTGAGGAATGATCTACGGGTTTAATTTCTTCGCTCATGTCAGCCTCCTATGCTGCACAAACCAACATCACTTTGCCTGCGACTGTCCACCAGTCACATAGGCTTAAATACATTGGGCCAAGCACACAAGGCTACCAAGTAGAGTTCCAATAATGATCCAGTACAGACTGGTCACTTGTCTGTCTTGCCTTCTAGCTTCTTAAATATCAAGCCGAGCGTACTGTCGATCTTGTTAAAGCCTTCCCTCATGTCGTCCTTGATGTCTTTGACCGCGTCCTTGAAGTCATCACGGCGCACAAAGTCCTCGTGCATCTTGGTGTCAAGATTCTTCACATCCGATCTCAGCGATTGAATGGAATCCCAGATCACCTTTAGCGTCCAGCCGCCAAGAGTTCCGGCAACACCTACGATCCAGTTGAATGCGACCTGAGGTTCCATCGCTCATTCCTTATGAAAAATCAGCCTTGGTAAAACCAAACCGTTCGATTGTGGACAAGTCCTCGACATCAATCAGAAT